TACCAAGTGTTATCATCTTCGTTATACCATTCTTCACGTTCCCAAGTTGACCATCCAATGATAATTAAGTTAGGGTTATTGTGTTGTAAGTATTCTTTTGTAGTTCTAATTATCCTATCATTTGAACCAGCAGACCGAGCATGACAATGTAATACAGCATTTAACTTTTTAGCAATTAAGTTTCCATATGAAACTTCTAAATTATCTGGATATGGCGCCCATATGATTTCATCTTTCCATACTGGATCATACATTCCCGGTTTATAATATTTGCTATCGTCCCCCAAAAAACCAGATGGATGCACAGCTTCGCATCCTGCGCTATGACTATCGCCATTTATATACAGAATCATGATATTTCAGTGCGCCCATTGCCTAAATCATTTCTATCTACTCGTCGTGGTCTAGCATCTACCGGTAAGTTAGCTTCCCATTGTTCGAAGTTCTCGTTTAGAATATTGCGACATATACTTTGAAACCATCTATCAACTATTTCTGCTTCAGTATCTTCTTTTTTCATCATATACCCTGCTTTTACTAATCTGGCAATAAAAATATCGTTCCAATCTAGTTCAAAAGCACCGTTACCAATATCATCTTGATCAAGATCAATCTTAACAATTGCTACATATGGTTCTCCAGCTTCGGTTGCAATATCCTTAGCAGTTTTTTTTACTTTAGGTGTTTTTTCTTTTGGTGCTGGGTCTGGTTTTTTTGGTCTTAAAAAATCTAAAATTCCCATTGCGGTCTCCATTATGTTGCTCCATTTTGATGGTGTTATCTTGATACTTTAAAATACCTACTTCATAGTAAAGAGGAATTATGTCTAAATCATACAAATAAAGATATGTAAAATTACATTGCCATTTCCTATTAATTTTTCTAATTCTCAAATTAAATGTAAAATTAAAAATTCGCACTGACCATACGTAATTTTCTTTAGACTTTATATGATAATAATTAAAATGTCTCATTGGTTTTTCTTGTTTCTATGATACGGTTTATTTGTATCTTTTCTTCATCGGTATATTTTGTCCAATGTGCTATTTCATCTATTGTTCTATAACAGCCAATACATATTTTATTTTCATCTAGCTTGCATATATTAATGCAAGGACTTTTTACGTACCCCATTCGTTTTTAAATAATGGCACTTGCAATCTATCTGAATATCTAAGACCATGTTTCATGGCCATAGATGCAACAGTTCGATTATTAAGTGTGTATACACTTTCTACACCGCCTATAGGCATTAGGTAGATAGAACCCCGAAATCCAGCATTGCGATATTGCTCTACCGCCTTAAGTGCATCCTTAACATCCTCCTCTGTTGCAACAACAAATTTAAGATATGTGTGTCCTATAGTTGCATAATCACAAACAATCTTAGGGCAAATAGCTTCTTCCCACTGCTCGCCGCTGGCAGGCAGTTTTGCGCTCACACTAAACGTAACTTCTCTATCCCAGGATTCCGCAGTCCATTCACCTAAATAATGTTTAAACTCTTTGGTTAATTCTTGAGTACCATTAGTTTCAAAAGTTATTTCTTTTAACTTTTTCATTCTAGGATGATTAAGCAAATCTTCATATGCACGTTGCCAACCTAGTAGTGGTTCTCCGCCGGTAATTACAAGATGTTCATCCTTCCATTTGCCATGTGGGAGTATTTCCATAATACGTTCTACAATAGCATCACTAGTAAGCATGGGGCTGAGATCTTTAAATCTTGGATCCCATGATGCATAACTATCGCAGCCTGTAGTCACTAGCGGAAGTTCTTCATATTTACGATATTTTGCAGGATCAATAAATTCAGATTCAGTACTAAGTTGGCCTCTAGGCATACCAAAGCCGGCACATTTAAAGTTACACCCAAAGGTACGAAGAAACACACTAGGTACACCCATATACCTACCTTCGCCTTGTATTGAATAGAATAGTTCTGCTACTTTGATTTTGCTCATAATTTACCAATGTCGAATAATACCTGCTACAATAAACAGGTTTGTTACAATATATACTAGCACAATAGCGGTACGGATACAAGCAATTTTATTCGCCTCTGCATCCGTAGTTCCTGATTTCTCGCCTAGTGCCTTGGCCCAAAGCCGCCAAGCGTTACGCAAAAAGGTCCTCATCCCATTCTCTATGACCTTCACGAAAAGCCATGTTACTTTGTGTTTCACGAACTTCTACACGGAAACACCATAAACGTTCAGCTTCACTAGGCCCCCACATGTCTGGAATATAAACACCATTGACATATTTGTATAATTGGTCAGCTAGACCTTCACAGCCTAATCGAGGTAGTATGGTTAGTTTAGCTAACTTTTTTTCTTGTAGTAGTTTAAATGTTTCTATTTCAGGGTCATCTTCGGCCACAAGTAGTGTATGATCAAATTGATCTTCAAGTACAGATTTTAATTCTTTCAATCCTCCATAGTCAGCAGCCCAATTACGTACATCTAAATGATCCGTACCGAAGTAAAATTTCATACTAAAACTATAACCGTGAATAAGGTTACAGTGACTATCAGCACGCCATTGCCTATATGCGCATGGGAAAGCGTCATGATATTCTTTGGTGCTTACATATTTGTAAGTTCTTGATGGATTAGTTTCGTTAAGGTAAAGCATTGTATTCTCCTATATTAAAGTTTAACATAGGCCTGCAGAATTTGTAAAGCGGGATGAAGAGCCAGGAAGGCCGCTGTGTTGAATAATATTTATTATATCTCAGAAAGCAGTTTTTCGTATCTTGGTTGCCAATAATCCGCAGCAGCAATATGAGCTTCATTTAATGGATGACGCCATGGATCAGTTACCTTAAACCCCTTATTTTTTGCCCAGTCTACAAAGTTAAGATTGCCGGGAAATAGTTCTAATGTTAACTGCTGTCTTAAGTTTTTTATATAATTGAACTTATCAAAAGGATATCCATCTTTGGCATCTACCATCATTTCATAATCTAAGTATGTTTGTATTGACGGTACGCCCATAGATTTAAGATAGGATTGCACTGCAAATATTATTTGAAGCGTTTTATTATTCATCCAATGATCATTTGGACCAAAGTATTTAAAGCCCATATCTAATAAATTATTGGCTTCGGTTTCGTCGTTTAACCACGATAAATTTCTTGGTACACATGAATGTAAATCTATAGTTATCCATTTGTTATGATCTGTAACGTAATAATCAAATCTTCTAAAAGATGACCACTGTACTATAGCTAAAGTATTATTAGGGGTATTATCAGCAAAATATGAATAAACTTGTCTAGCTATCGCATCATTACCGCAGCCTGAAATCGCAAATGTTTCCCATGCTACATTTAATCTTTTTGCAATTAGGGCCGGCCAAGCAAGATCAGGCCGAGGAGTATATCCATCAACTTCTGGATTAATTAAACTTTCTTCAAGATTTAATTCTGCACCAGCTAAAAAACTATCTCCAAATACAACAATTTTTTTCATAGTAAAATATTTATTACATCATATATTCATCTGCAATACGTTTCATTTGTTCTTGTAAATTGTTATCTGTTACATGATCAAAGAATTTTATGATAAACATACTTGCAGTGCTAGCATCGTCACCGTGAAAATGCAGTTTAGTACCACCAGTGCCATTTTGATGATGGTGACAACGTTTCCCGCGACCATAACTTACATAATACACTGATTGTTCACGTCCTCGAGTATCATACCACGCATCTTGACGAACATTGCCGCCAATTAAACGATACCATTCAACCATTTCATCAGTAAGCTTATCTACATCAACCCATACTGCAAATGTTACAGTGCATCCTGGTGGCAGTGGAATCATTGCTCCCACCAATTCTCCCATGGGAAAACTACCCAACATGGATCGTCAAGTTTATTAATATTGCGGCCACTGTAATCTATTTTTTCGTAATTACTTGCATCGTTATTAATAATAACAGCAAAACGAACATTTTTATTCCATACTGCTTGCCATGTTGGGTCAGCTGGTAAACAACTTGATTGCCAGTCCCCTCTAATCCATTCCATAGTAGAACCAGTATCATTAATATCATCAACAATTAATATTTTTTTGCGATATGCAGGGTCTACTCTGGTTTCAGATTCTCCGCGCTCAGCCTCGGGAACATACCCAAAGGCGTCTTCAGCCATCCAGCAATTACTTTCGGCTCTTGGCTTAAGTGATTCCATCGGAACATTAAAGTAGTGACTAATCATAGCGGCGGCAGTTAAACCTCCTCTAGTTAGCCCTACTACATAATCAGGTCGCCAGTCGCTATTTGAAATATCTCTACATAGTTTGTGTACAAGACTTTTAAATTCTGCGTCTGAAATGATTAACTGTTTCATTAGTCACGGTCCATAGAAGTTGCTTCAGTGATTAGAGCAACTAATTCGTCTAGCGAGTTGCAAAGAATTTTAGCTGTGGCCCATTCTTCTGCATCAGTACGGCCACTAATTTCTAGCATAAAGCCATTGTCGTACATGTATACTGTAAAATTATCATTTACCTTAACAAGTTTGTCATCGAGTTTCATTTTATTCCTTAGTAATGTTGCCTGCAGGAAATGGCCAGGCTGGGGTTGAATTAGTTTCCTGTGATTCTTCTGGATTAATTTTGGCTAGTTCGTCGAAAGTAATTTCTTCGTCGGCGTCTTCTCTGAAGTCAACTACATGGCCATTTTCATCGGCACAAATAATTCTAACACGATTTCCATTCTCATCCTCTATTAGAATTGGCCCCCATATCCATGCATCGGTGTCATTTTGACTCCAGCCTTCATCATTTTCTAATACCTCATAGATACTAGATTCTTCAAAAGCTTCCATTAGACGCTCTTGTTCATCTTCATCCATTTCTTCTGGAAAGGCGATGTCTT